ATTTAGCCCAGCCATCACCGAACTTAGAAGCACCAACACCGCCCCATTTACCAATAAATGAGCCGACTTGTTGACCAATTGCTGCACCTAATGGTCCACCAAAGAATAAGCCAATACCACCACCGATAGCTCCACCAATTCCAGAACCAAAATCAGCAAACTTTTCTTCTTTGTTCTTAGCTTTGATACCTTTGTAGATGTCAATTCCAGAAGTTACGGCAATCATTGCGCCTGATAATCCAGTACCCAATTTCTGACCTAACTTCATTGGTTCGCCAGATTGAATAGAAGATCGAGCTGATTTAAGGAAGTCAGTCTTAGCTAAGTTACTGTCTTGCCAGCCTTGATTTACTTCACTCCATAAATCTTTTATGTGGGCATAGCCACCTTTAATATTTTCAAAGCTTAATTTTGCAAGTTCTTTGATATTAAGAATTGGATGTTTGGCAAATTCAACTACAACACCAAGCATATCATCAGCATACTTAACACCAGCTTTTAGCTTATCGAACTTAAGCATTGCCAGAATCTTAAGAGTATCAGTAAAGCTTTGAATACCTGCAATAGTAGCTCTAGCAACTTTAATGCCCAATAATGTAAGCAAAGTTGCAGTCATAATCTTAACTGCTGTTTGGTGATGGTCTATCCAATCAGATAATCCTTCAAGTGCTTTAGTTAAAAGTTTTAAAGCTTCCACAATCGCAAATCCAGCTATTTTAGCTAATGGCTTGATAAAACTATCATAGAACCATTCAAAAACTGGCTTAGCCGCTTTGACTACACTATGAACAACCTTAAGTGCAGCAGCTAATGCATTAAAGAACTCAGGAATTACTTGAGTAATTGTGAATCCCGCAAGTGGAAGTAAGACGTTTTTATAAGCCCAAGATAAGCCATCCCAAACATCTTTTGTTACAGGTCGAATAGATTTTAGCAAGTTGTCAATTGACTTCAATAGTGGAGTGAAATCAAGCTTTTTAGCCCAGTTTGAAGTATACGTTGCCATATCCCCAAGAGCACCAAGCATATCATCAACCATGCCTAGAAGAGTCTTAAAAATTGATGTACCAACATTACCATGTTGCCATGCTTTATCGAATTGACCAGCTAAGTTGCCAATTGTATTGCCTACACCAGTAACAATTTGAATTAAATGACTCCAGATTGAAACACCTAGATTTGAATGCTTCCACGCTTCATCAATTGAAGTAACAATATTCTTATAGATATCTAGAATATTGTTCAATGCATTTAGCCATGCTTGCCATAACTTTGTACCAGTATTACCGTGTTGCCATGCCTCATCGAATGATTTTGCAATGTCTCCAATAAATTGAACTAATTTAGTAGCTAAATCTAAGAGGTTAGCAAAAATTCTCTTACCAAGATTGCCCGTATTCCACGCGTCCCGGAATGATTTAGCTATGTGGTGGATAGCAACAAGAATGTTGTTCAACGAGTCAAAGATTGTTTGAATAAACCTTGTTCCTCGTCCACCTTCTTCCCATGCTTCAGCAAACGCCCTCGCAATGTCGCCAATAATATTCAGCATATCCGCTAGCAGTTGAAGTAAGTTCTCCATTACTTTTTGTCCGGTACCATTATCCCAGACATGTAAAAATGAATTACCTACATCCCCTAACAAGCGTTTAATTTCCTGCCATGAGTATTTAGCAGCATCCACAACAGCTTGACCTTTTTCATCCCAAGCTTTCTTCATTGGGTCAAAGATCTCACCTAGAACTTTTTTGACCTTGTTAGCTGCATCAATAGCATTCTGTGAAGCTTCTAATGGAACATTCCAGTCAAGTCCCTGGGTACCGTCTCCTGTACCACTATCATCTAATCCAGCATCATCAAAAATAGGACTGTCTTGCTTTTGTTGCGGAGTAAACTTCTCTAATGGTTGTGCCTCAAATGAACCATTATCTTGATTATTTTTACTGTTATCAAGAACATTAAGCTCATCGAAGCCCATCAAGGAAGCTTGCAAGTCTTCATTAGCTTTCTTAGTATCTTCGAACGCTTTTTTAGCTTGTTCATTAGATGCCTTGATTCGCTCATTTTCGGCTGCAACTGCCGCCGCACCTTGACGATTGGCTTGGGCAATTTGCTGGTTAGCACGTTGTACAGCTTTAGCTTGTTCTTGCTGTTGTTTTTTAACAGCTTCATTAGCCTTACTTGCCACCTTAGAAGTATCATTCATCGCTTGCACTTGATCGTACAAACCATGCGCTCCACTTCTAGCACTAGATAAACTCATTCCTGTCAAAGCAGAACTAAATTGAGCAATCCATGTTGTTGCTCTTCTTAGTGAGTTCATCAAAGCATTTACAGCTGGTAAAACATAGCTATAAATAGGATAAAAAGCAGTTAACAGATTTACTTTAATTGCATTAAAGCTACTTGCAAACTGCTTATTAGTCATTAACGCTGCACCCATACCTTGGGCTAGCATCATAATTGCTTGATAGAGCAACGTAAATACAATTAATTGGCTGGCTAGCATACGCATTGCCATCCGAACGCCCTTAAGACGTTCGCTTAACATTGACGCACCACCACCAGCTCGACGCATAGAAGAACTTCCACTATTGCCAAAGCGTTTTAAAGACGAGTTAACATTAGAGATAGTATTTCGAAGTCTGCTAAATTTGGAGCTCAGACCTGACACGTTTTTGCTTTCTTCAGATAGCTCAGTGTTAATTCTAGAAGAACTAGCCTTAGCTCATCTCCACGAGAACTTACATAACTATAAGCTTTAGCAAGTTCATCACTTCTAGCTACCAAGCGCTTATATTCAGCTTCTGCTTGCTTAAGTTCCTTATCATTACCCGCGGATCTTCCAAGAGTGGCATCATTATCTCTCATTTCAGCAATCGAGCGTCTAATTCGTTCAATCTTACCTTCTGTTTGATCCATTTCAGTTTCAATACGCTTAAGAGATGAAGGAATTGAATTAAGCTCCTGCGACATTTCTTGCGCAAGAGCTTTGGCTTGGTTCTGATATCTTGCCATCTTAATTTGAGCATCAGCAATTTGATCGTCCAGTCTCATTGACTTAACTTTACTTCCTTGCTTACTCATATCAAGATTATCTCGGTTAGCAGTTAAAGTAGCGATTCTACGTTGCATAGACCGAGCTTGTTCCATCTTTTCATTGATGTGAGTGACCAGCCCATCAACTTCTTTTTTAGCACGAGAGGCTTCAGCTTGGATTTCATCATCAATGCCTAAATCAACAGGTCTTTTAGGCATATAACTTTGAATTCGTTTTTCTTGGTAATCATCAAAACTTGAATTCTGAACTTGTGGACGTGTTGTTGCTCGTTCTCTTCTCTGTGGCTGTTCTTTAGGCTTAGCGATATCAGATACAGCCTCACGCGCTGCACTAGTTTGCTGTGCAATTCGTTGTTGCATATTAGAAGCCTCTTGTAGCCGTGCAGTTAAACTATCCAAACTCTTCTCCGATTGATTAACTGCTTCTTTGGAACTTTCAGCTTGCTCTTTATTCCCTTGGATAACCTTATCAGTAACATCATTTTGAGTATTAAGAGTTTGTTCTAACAATTTTTGCTTAGCATTTTCAGCCTCAGTACGCTGACGAACTTCTTCCTTAGCAGATTCATCAGCTTTTGACACATTATCATTCATTGACTGATTGATTTTGCCTAAGCCATCTTGAATCTTATATTGCATATCATTAGTTTTCTGACTGATGATATTAGTGAACTCATCAAGCTTTCGCATTACATCCCCATAATTGGCAGTAAACCTTAATTCAAGTTCTTCTAAATCCATTAACTTCCACCTCCTTTATCTTTATTAAATTGCTTAATCCGTTGAGCTTGTTGCATTAATAGAGCCTGATCTTGTTTCCAATCAGGTTCAGCCGGTTTAGGAGTCTCTTCCACATTGTCTTTGACAAATGGATACGCTTCTTCAACTTTTGGCATTTTAGCAGGATCATTAAAGGCAAATGCAACCATCTCACTTAAGCGATGGTCCATGTATGCTTTAGCACGCAGATCTTCTAATCTTCGCTTTTCATTAGCATTTATTTGCGTCATAATCTCGCCAAAATCCATATCCCAAAAGTGATCTGCATCTATACCTGATTCAACTGCAATTGGGTATAGATGTTTGAATAGATCTGAGACTGTATCAAAATGCTCCTCGTTTACATCAGTTCGTCTTCGGTTGTTTCCACTGAATCGAGAGTTACTTCTTCCGATTCCGTATTGGTCTTGGTACCCTTCTTCTTTTTCTTGCCGAAAAAACCAGATTCATCAAATAGTTCCATCAACTCATTAAATAAGTCCATAGTAGTGTGCCCATCATCTAAATATTGTTCAAACGCTTCAATAACGCGCTTATCTGTTACACCATGACTTTGATTTGCGCCTTGTAGAACAATCAGAATTTCATTAACTGGCGGCAATTTATTGCCACCTTGCGAATCCATGAAGAGGGAGAGCATTGATTTGCCTAAGCGTCGTTCAATCTTAAAAATCTCACGTCCACCAAGCTTTAAATCAAGTTCAAGATCACCCAATTGTACTGTCTTAGTTGCTTTCTTAATTGTTGTTGCCATAATTCAATTTCTCCTTTTTTAATATTTCTATAAAAAATAGACGTGGGAATCGAACCCACGCCTATCATTGACTATTACTTACTTGCAGGTTGAGTTGATCCAGCAGCAGTAAAGTGAGGACCATCAGATACAGTAATAGTAATTGTGTAACCTAATGCCCCGTTAACGGCTACGGCACCAAACTTAATATTGTAGGATCCACGCATTGTTGCAGTCATGCCATCTGGATAAGTAACTTTCCAGTTGTATTGCTTACGGTTACCAGCTTCTTTTAGTGCTTTAGCAAAGCTAGCACCCTTATATACAGCTTGGAATTGTACGTTAGACGCATTTTGGATACCTTCCACTTGCTTACGTCTATCATCTGCTAAGGTAGTAACATCAATCTTTTCAGTATCTCCACCTAATTCAGGAATAGTTTTAATATCTGCAATTTCTTCCCAGGTAGACCCATCTTCTGATCTTTCTAACTTAGTTTCTGTTCCTACAAGTCCTTCGGAACTATCAACTGCAAATCGTTGAATATCTAATTTCAATAAGTTGCTATATATTTTTACGTTTTTCATTTTTTATCCTTTCTGATATACACGTTTACTTGTGTTATCTACAATTCCTGTAAATACAAGTACTACTCGTGCTACTCCATTCAAATCTTGATCGCCAATACTATTAGAAAAGCCCATTGCTGAAAACTTAGCAATGAGCTTATTTTTTATTTGTGTTAGTGATCCTTTGTCATTATATAAATCAATTGTTATCTTCCATTCTGTATCAGTTTCTTCCTGATAGGCATTGCGTATATAAGAAGACTGACTAGTTGAATAAATCGCAGTCGGGAATGCTGTGAATTTACCAGGATAAGAAGGTGAAACCATTTTTAATTCTGGAATAGATTTAAGTGTCTTAAAGACAAGTGCTTTAACATTATAAATTTCCATCTAATCACCTAACTTATCACGCAATTCTTGATCTACAGATTTCTTAATGATTTCTGGTGCTTCCTTTTCAATTCGATTAGCAGCAGGCGTCATGAACTGTCTAGCTGGTTGCCCAGCAGTTCTATAGAAATATTGGCCGTTGATTTTAATCTTAGGTATGCCATAAATTTTAGTTAAATCTAAATCAACCGAATCAACTGGAAAGAACCACGGTGTTTGTCGATAAGTAATTGCAACACCTTGTGGAAGTTGTTTATCGGACATTTCTCCAACCAAACCAGTACCAAATTCACGAAACACTGCAACCATAGACGAGTTCCACCAGCGACCAATAACTTCATCATTATCAATTTTAACTTCATGCTTAAAGCTCCGTGCAAGTTCGCCAGTAGAATACTTTATGCTGGATTGCAATTCGTCCACTGCATAGGCTTCTGCTTGTTCAATGGCAGTTTCTTGTCCGTTAGCTGTAGCACTAGCAACTACGCTAGGGAGCTTTTTAAGTTTTGTCTTTAGCTCATCAAGCCCTTTTAGTTCCACATTAATCATTTTGCTCATCCCTTTTTATTCGCTCTAAGGTGACGTTTTTATGAGTAGAGAACTCCTGAATAGCTGTAATCTTATAATCTGGATTACTAGTGCCGGGGACATTTAAACAAATTCCATAGCCTTCTCCATGTCCTTCTGAAAGCTCTTTTCCTTGATATTTGCACGTTTTAACGTACTTAATATCTTTTCCATAAAGTTGAGCATTAACAGAACCGCCAGCAGATTGAACATTCATTTTAATTGATTGAGAATCACTCCAACCTTTGGTTGTATAACCCTCATCATCTTGAATATCCGCAGGTTTTCTAATATAAACGGTTGTTAAATCACTTTCTTTTAATCTCATAATCTAGTCACCTTTGCTATTCGATAATGGTTTAGTCCCAATCGAATATCTTTAGGAATACCAGTTTCAATATAATTAGTAACTCCACCCTCTGTTCGTTGAGTTTCGCCCTCTATACCTAGTCGATTGTAATTAATAACTGCTAGCTTTTTAACATAGATATCCATGTTGCCAACTAACTTCTTTTGCCCAGTATAATCTAGAACTTGCGCAATTGCTTCTTTAATTAAGTCTGTTACTAAGTCATTATCAGAAGCCTGTAATCTTGTGCTTAGGGATGAAACCAGTTCTGCCATTTGATCCACATTAAGCACCTCCACAATTAGAGCACTTTAGCTTGGAAAACATCATCTGCACTGGCAAATGATGGAAGCATAGTTGCAGCTGCAAGAATCCAAGTACCAATTGGGTCTTCACTTGTTTCATATACCTTAGCCATCACATTGCCTACATTAGAAACTTGTGCATTGCTTGAAATCAAGCGATTTTCTTCTGGAGTTGGACCATAAATCTTTTGACCTGGTACTTCATCGTTAAATAGCACAATTCTATCTTCTGGGAAGTAAGATTGAGTTGTAACGTTGCCTTTAGCATCTTCTGTACGATATTTTCCATCATAAGCACGAATAACTGGCAATCCTTGTGCAGTCATCCATTGGTCTAAATCTGATTGACCGACTACGCGACCTGTATCTTTACCAAAAATAGCTTCTTTAATTTCAGTACTGCGCATTAATACTCGAAGTACCTTCTTAGAAGTTAAGGCTCTTGTAGGAGTGATATCTAATTTATCAGACCAATCTTGCAAGTTTTCAATAATAGATGCACCATCCTTATCCCAGGCACTGTTTCCTGTTAGTGATGTTTGATGTTTCTTAGGCACACCATAATCAATAGAGATACCATTTGCGTTATCAGTAATCTTACCAGTGGCAAACATTTCCATTGTCATCTTTTCGCCACGAGCTTTTACAGCTTGAACCATAGCGTCAATATCATCAAAAACGTATTGCTTTAAGTAATTTTCTTCAGCCGTATTACGTGGTGCTTGAAGCTTAATCAGCATTTCTTCAGTAAGTTGCATTTTACGCTTTACATATGCTAATTCAGCAGTCATCTTACTTGCATCACGACTACCAATTTCAGCTTCACTATCAAATGCTGAAATATTAGCAATGGTTGGTACTCGATTCCCCGCTTTTAAAATATCTACTTCAAGAGTTGGTACTTTAACAGCTGGAAATAAAGTATCGCCTAACATATCTGGATATTGACGATTGCGAGTATAGTCAAGAACAGTGCTTTGGCTAAACATATCAAGAATTGGTGTAGCAAATCGTTGTAAATTTAGTTTTAACTTTTGATCTTTCATTTACTATTTTCTCCTTTATTGAACCTTATGTGTATCATCAGTTGATGGGGTTGTTTCTGTTTCTAGGTCCTTAAAATGAATTACCGTCATTGCCTTAATTGCGTCAGCTGTTGGCACTGGGTCAAGGCGTTGACTTAAGACCCAGCCTTCACGCATTACTGCAACCATTTGATTAGTATCACCATCTGTCACATAAACATCATTAACAGTAATGCCAATTGCTTTAGCATCATTAGTTGGATACACAGTACCAGCTGGAATATACTTTCGACCTAGATCGTCAGTTTTTACATTGTAATTATCTTTGTTAATTGTTTCTGGAAAAGCAGTAAATTTTTCAGAAGCAAGAAAATTTAATTGCTTACCATTTTGAAATTGTGTGTACATATTTATTCCTTTCTAATTCCAAAAATCATTTTTTACATTTTGAGATTCATTAGCTCTTTCAGCAAAAATTTCTCCAGTAGTTTTGGTAGTTTGAGTATTGCCTGAGATCTTTGGTGGTTTTGCACCTTGAGCTAATCGAGTTTCAACAGCATCATGAACAGCACTTCTAAAAACGTCACTAACTTTTTGATAAGTATCTGTCATTTTATCCTCATCAGTTAGAACATCGTCAAAAACATCTACTAGTTCTGCTGGTAAGCCATCGGTAATTAGCTGAGTTGCCAATTTACTCTTGTTTTCACGCTTAGTTACATCAGCTTCTCTATCAAGCAACGCTTGCTCCCGTTGCTTAAATTCATACTCTTGGCGTTCCTCTGGAGACATCTTCTTAAGATCTTTAGCTTTTTGAGCTTTATCGTTTTGTTCTTTTTCCCACTTAGAGCGAGCTGTATCTAAAGCCTTAGCCAACTTCTTATCTACGAAAGAATCCAATTCTGATTGAGTACTAAATGTTTTAAAAGGTTGTTCATCAGTTGGACTATCATCTTTTACATTGTCTTGTGTATTGTTGTCATCACCTCCCGCGCCTTGTCCTTCATCAGCAAATCGTTGCAAATCAAGTTTTAATAAACCTTCATAAAATTTATTTTCCATAAATATTTCCTTTCTACCCATGCACATTCGCAAAATAACTGCATGAAAAAAGCCACTCCATATTTCTACACAGTGACTTCAAGATATGCAGCAACAAATCCACATACGTATATTTAGTTTTTAAAGCAGTTTTATGACTTGCTTAGGTCTACAAATTACTTTTTACCGGTTTATTATTAGTACTTCTAGCATTACCCAGATAAATTACTGGAACTGTACGGCAAAAGGGATGCAGTGGTGGAACGTTCTTACCAAATACTGCATCTTTAACATTATAGACATTACCATTTATTGATCTGCATATCTTACTAGTACGACTATCAATAACTGCTAGCAATTGATATTGCTTAACTCCACGTTTACGCCAATTATCTAGCTTAATTTTAGAATAAAAGAAATTAGCTTCAGTCCTAATCAAGCGACTAGCATAGAACTTACCAACATTGAATTCTTGTTCAATTCGCTTAATCATTTCACGTTCAGGAAGATTACTCATTTCTTTAACTGTAAATAATTCTTGCAATCTTTCGGCTAATTTGTCTGTATTACCCCAGATACGTGATGAAAAATTCTTCCCTTTCCAGCGAGTTTCTAATGCCTTTTCAACATAGCGATTAGGAATTTCAGTAACCTTACTCTTGGGAATATCTTTATCCATTGGAACAGTAGCTACTTCTTTACCAGTATCAGGATTTTTAATGATTATTTTGTCCTGCTTGACTTCTACAGAGTGAGGAGAGTGCAAGGTGTAATCCTTAGTAGTGTCATAAACAGCACTTTGTTTCTCCGCCTCTGACCAAGCATGCTTCATTATTTCGGTATGCAACTTAACATTCTGATCTAGTTCAGTTGCTCCAGCCGATTTTGCAGCAATGTATGCTTTAAGTTGCATTTCTTCAAGTCGTGTAATTCTGCTCTTAGCTGCAAGTCTACCTAAGTAATCATCCACTGCCTGTCTACTTCCTTTATCAGTAATACCAGACGATAAGGCTTTAAGGGTAACCAATTCAGAAGGAGAAATGTGTGATGACATAATTGTTGCTACTTCATCTTTTGAAATATCTGCATAAAAATAGCGACGATAGATTTTTTGAACCTCGTCGCTTAAATATGATTGTGCTTTTTGATATGCATTATTAATTATTTTTAGTCTTTCAGTTGCTTCATCCTGATTTTTTTGCTCATCTTGTAAATCACGTAACTGCCAATAAGTAAATTTCTTCTTATTAATTTTCATCTATATCAACACCAAGAAATGTATTGGCCGTATTGGTCAATCAATTGGTTAACTGTATTTTCAAATGCATTTAATAGCGTTTTATTTTCAATACTTTTAGGGTCTGAAAATATAGTAACTAATACGCCATCTTTATCAGTTGCAGTTACTTTAGTGCAATTATTTACAGTATGAGTAATAAGCGTAGAAAATGCAGCACAAACAATATCAGAACCTTTAGCACTATATTGAGCGTGTCCGCTTGCTATGATTGTTGTCTGATTGGATTTCTTTATTATCTTCACTCGAATCATCTTGAGACTCCTCCAGTTCTAATCGATCAGGATCTTGTTGTCGTAAAGCATCTTGATTCTTTCTAATAGTTTCGGCATCTTGCTCATTCATTTCATCAATTACATCTTGAGGACTATCAACGTCGGGCAACCAACTATACGTATATTTTCTAGGGATGACACCATCTGCATTTTTGATGTTATTTACAACATCTGACAGATTAGATGGAATATTTGCAGTAAGTGAAATTTTACATCCACTAGCATCATCATTTGCCCCCTTAATGTTTACTATCGTCTGCATTAACTGTAATCTTCGGCGTAAGCCATCAAAGAAATAACGTTGCTTAATTGATAACAAGTTTTCCAAGCCAAACAATTTGAACTTCATTGCTTCACCTGATACATTACCCATGAATTTTTCATCATTCATATTTGGCACATATGAAATCTTATGAATATCATTCTCAATGGATTGGCTTAACAGATTTACTTGTGTTTCATCAAAGCTTTTAGTTAACCACTCAATATCTGCTCCTTCTTCGCGTGGAGGAGCTTCGATAACACCTCTATTTAGCCTTTGTTTATCGTCTTCATCATTATCTAAACCAAAACCAAACGTAACAAGAAGTGCATCCACAAAAGCTTCCTTGTCTGAAATTCGATCCGTTTGAAGCAAGTTATATGCATCAATAAGCGAAATCAATTGTTCAAAATCGCCTTGTCGTTCTTCATTATTTCGATATTCGATTATTGGAACTGCACCAAATAGATTTTCACCATCATATACAATGGGATCAGTGGAGGCTACTTCCATTCCCAGCTCTGTACGGTATTCTACAATTCTCTGAGGCATATAAACAGTAATACTATAACCATTTATTTCTCCGCTCAGGTTTTTCTTTTCTTGAGCAAAAACGGCAAATAATGGTTCATGTTCAACCGTATCATCCGTTACTACAATGGTTGCCCGAGGATCTATTACTTCAATCTTTAAATCAGTATTAGGTGTAAGCTTCTCATTTCCTAATTTATCTCTAGCAATTATAGGATCAGTTTGCTTTAAATACAGTAATTCATAGCCATAACCAAATACAGATAAGTCTTTTTCTAATTCAATATCATGCTTATGGATATCAATTTGCTTGAATATATCTAAAATATCATCAATATTCTTTCCTTTATCAGCAACATACTTAATCGGATTACCTGTCATAAATCCAACATTCATATCACTTATGTATTTAGCATGATTAATCATTACATTAGAAGCTCCAACATTAGCATTTTCAAATGTATGCTTTTCAATTTCTTGCTTTCCGTTGTAATAATCAGACAGCATGTCTAATCGTTTTTGACGACTCTTTAGTTCTGTAATTGCATAATTTATGGCTTCAATATTGGGTTCATTTATATCGCCAAGTAAATCTTTATCAATCACTAATGCCACCTTTACACCTTCTTTCTATAATCCACGAATCAGAGGACGCTTAGTAACTTTTGCATTAACCCGCTTATAGATAACTGTGTAAACAAAATATCTCATTGCATCACATGCGTGATCATGTTGCTTAACAGGCTTATCTTCTCCATGTTCAGCAGCTTTTTCATCCCAAACGTAACTTGCTAATTCTTTAAATAAATTAGGACAATTATTACTAAACTTGATCTTTCCTTCATTCATTGCAGTTTGTGTAACGCGAATGCCATCGATCACGTCGTTTTTAGCTTTTCGGACTTTAAAACCATTCTGTCGTAAAGTTGTACTGAAAGAAGCTGCAGAAGGATCAATAATCATCTCAGCCCTAATGTTCCCAAGAAACTCTTTGAGATCATGGCAATACTCTTCATCCGTCTTTTGACGGGATGTAGTTCTTCCTGAGTAATAGTATTCTTTAACCAGGTACCAAACTCCATGGTTGCGTCCCCATAATAGGAACGCAGTAGGGTTTAATGTACCGTAGTCACAAGATACATAATACTTTTCAAAATGATTGGGTAATTCATTAACTACCATTGTGTCTTTATCAAAATTGTCATAGATAACTCCTTCCGACATTACCCATAGACCTTGGATATATCTCTGATAGAACACTCCTGAATACATGCGTTCATATCTACTTATCGTCGCCTTATCAAGGGATGGATTATCGTGCATTGTGAAATGTAACCTTAATGCCCGTTTACCTTTTAGTCGGTCAATCCAGTCTAATTTAAACCAATGATATGGACCAGATGGATTGCAATTAAACCACATCTTCGCACCACTTACTGAACATCTGGCCGTTGCTTGATTGACAAAACTTTGTGGCATAAGTGCGACTTCATCAAAAAAGAATCCAGCCAAAGTAATACCTTGAACTAGATCCTGCGATGCTTCATCTTTACCACCAAAGATAAAGTAAAAATTTGTATGTCCATTCTTGCTAATTGTCAGCATATTCTCTGAACGCGAATCTCTAATAATATAGCCTTCGCTTTCTAACATACT